GGCGGTGGTCCTGAGTAAGTTGCAAAGTTATAACGAGCCTCAGTAAGAGTGGTTACCGGACCATACCCATAAGGACCCTCAGTAGTAGTTACACTAACAATCTCATCGCTCATACTAAAAGCGTCATCGACCTTACGGAAACGCTGGATGACCTCATTAGGACTGATCTCGATCTCCTCTCTGGACTTACCGATGAGACCGATAACGATATCAGTAAAGGTCGTCTGACCAGACTTAAGAAAATCGACCTTATAAATAAACTCGTCCGATCCGTTCATACTCCCGGAGATCTTATTTATTTTATAATCCTCTGAGACTCCAAACTTATCAGAGTCTATAGTAAGAGTCTGACCGACGATCAGACCTTTTTCTCTTGTCTGAAAGCTCCCATCTTTAGATCCGTTTTTCCACTGATCCAGTCGAGCGAAAGCAAGGATCTCAGCCTCCTCGATAGAGTTGATAGTCTTATCAATTTCGATACCCTCTCTCTCACCATAAGCAAGGACCGACGTCGGATCCTCAGCCTGGACGATGAGAGGGATCTGAGCATTACCAAACACTCGGACGACATCGTCAGCGAGGAGAGTACCCTCCGGAAATCGTACGAGCTTTTCCTGGAAATTGTAAAGACAGTCGAGGAGCCTCTCTCGGATAGTATATGTCTCAGTCCCTAGTAAAAAGATATCTCGATTTAAAGTAAGCTCAGTCTCGGAGTCGACTGATACGATGATCGCAAAAGTTGCGTCAGTGGTATTACTGACTTGATCTCCGACTGATACTCCGTCAGTAACAAACGTCGCACCGGTATCGATCAGCTGATTAGTGTTAGCACTCGTCGCCGCACCTGTAGCGAGAGACGCCTCAGTATCGATCATCTGATTTATAAAGTCGACTCCGACAGACTGGTCGATTTCATTAACTGTAATCTGGACGTTACTGTATCGATACACTAAAGGAAACGTCTGATCGATCCCGTTAGCCTCGTACAAGTCGACAGCGTCAGCACTTGAGATCGCGTCACTGTATCGACCGCCTCGGACATAAATACGATTACGGAGCTCCGTTACGTTTGACTCAAAAGTCAGAGAGTTAAACTCAAGAGACCCTCCGTCATCATTTATGATAATCGGAGCGACAAGCTCTGACACTGGAAAAAACCGGATCACATTACCAGCGTCGACGTACCAGTCCCATCCCACACCGTTAGCGATTTTAGTAATACATCTGGACGGTTGCTCGTAATTAAAGCGAGCGGTATTAACTGTGGGAGATGTAGCTGGAGCGTCTAAAGTAAACCCGACCATAAAGTTATCGACTAAGTCCTGGACGATAGAGACGGCGTCAGTATCATTATAAGCCTTGACGACCAGCCTCCGATCCATCTCATAAAAACCATCGAGACAGACGTATGAGTAAGACTGTAACATTTGACCGCCGACCACTGAGTCAGATCTCTCGATGATAGTCCCTTTAAAAATATCAGTCCCATCCTCACTTAGTACAACACTTTGACCAGTGACCGGGAGAGGATCTTTAATACCCTCCATATCAAAAGACAGCGAGGATGGTGACTTGCTTAATTGCATCTCTAAAGAGAGCGACTCTTGAGCGACATCATTAGTCCGATCGACTGAGTTGATTGTAATTACTAAAGACATAATTTAATTAAGTGGTCCGGATCCGACGCTGGATACTTTTTGCAATAGCTTGCTCGACTCGAGCGACGAGCTCTTTACCAGAGACGTCACCGTATACGTTAACAGTAACTCCAGTACCAGACCCAGCTCCTCCTCCGAGTTTATTATTAGCGACGATAGATCCAGACTGACTCGGTACAAACATCTCTGGACCACGCTCTCCGACAATGTAAGGAGATCGACTTTTTACCGGTCCTCCGATTGCTCGACCGGGGATGACATTTTTAACAAAGTCGATAGCACCACCTCCGATCTCTTTAGCTAGATCGATCGCTCGCTTAAACATATCGATCAGATCTCCCACCCAGTCGATGAGATCAGCGATCTGATTTTTAACACCATCGATCGCACCACCCCAGTCTCCAGTAAATACCGCCGCAAGGATCTCGACAGCGTTCTGGAGTGTCCGGAAAGCATACGTCGCCGTATCGACAATAAACGTAATCAAGTTAGTGATCGCCTGGAGAGCGATAGCAAGTACAGTCGCAATAATTCTAAAGGCGGCGATCAGAGCGTGTAAAGCAATAATCAGCATACCTCCCATTACGATACCGAGATTTTTTAAGTAAGGGAGTAACGGTTGTAAAGCAATCCAGAGATCACTTAATGCCGGACCGAGGAGATCTTTAAAAGTCTCAGCGACAGACTGAAACGCTCCTTTTAAGTGAGTAATGAGGAGAGTTTTTTCGTCGATTATATTAAAGATATTAGTCATCCCCTCTTTTACTCGACCGATTGTAGCCTCCCAGTCTCCCATCACATTTGACGCTCCGATCATCGAGTCAGTAAGGAAACCAAAGAGACCAGACTTGACGGCGATATCAGACATAAGAATACCAAAAGCGTCTTTCATGTTAGACGACGCCTGGTTAAACGTCCCGGACTGGTTAACAAAAGCGTTAAAAAACTTACCGCCCTCATCATTAGCCTCGTCAAACATTTTAGTCAAAAGATCAAACGTGACACCACCGTCCTCGATCAGCTCTCCGAGAGCCTCTCCAGATTTACCAGTCGTCTCAGCGAGCATCTCGTAAATCGGGATACCAGCGAAAGCGAATTGCTTAATGTCGATCGTCGCCGCTTTACCGACGGCGGCAATTTGCTGGAGGTTAACGATAATACGATCGAGCTCCGGTTGACCTTTACCCATAGCGGCGAGACCCTCACCAACATCGAGGAGGATATCGATAGACTTGTCTCCATCCTTAGTAACAGACGTAAGGAGCTGAGTCGCTTGCGTTAGTCCAGGGAGCTCAAAAGGAGTACGAGCCGCCTCGACTTTCAAACGATCGATCGTACGCTGAGCGGCGTCAGCATCTCCGAGCAAGGTTGTCAGACCGACTTGAGCGGTCTCCATATCAGCCGCAATCCTCACGCCTAAAGACGCCGCATCGTACGCCTTACGTACAGATATATAAGCGGCGGCTACAGCGGCGACTCCTTTCGCCATCGACATGAAACTCCCGGACGCTCGACCAGCTGACTTACCAGTTTTATCAAGCTCTCCCGTCATTTTACGGAGCTCTTTAGAGGCGTTATCTTGGAGCTGGAGTACTAGTTTTAATTGACGACTATCCATATAAATAAATTATACACTATCGACCAGCTTTCTTACTCTGAGCTTTTTCCAGATCCCTCCTTTTTATGACTATTCTCCAGAGAGCCATCACGTCTATCGTCGATAATGATCGGATCTCAGTCAGAGTCCAGCCGTACTCTTGAGCGAGTATCTCCATTATCAGAAAGGTACTCGCCGGACGCTTACCCTCAAGCTCAAAGCGTAACTCGTGATCCGTTCCTATTTTCCCTCGATCTCAGACTCGTCTCCAGACTTAGCTCGTACATCGTCGATCGCTTTCATTAGCTTAGCTCCGTCAGATCGAGTCAGTGAAAATAACCACTCTCGAGTAAACTTGACCGGAGCTCCCTCGAGCACTCCTCCGTCAGTCTTAGTGGTCGATACGATTTTAGTGATCAGACACTCAGCTGATTTGACCTTAGAATTAAGGACCGCCGCTCCGTCGAGTTGCATATCTTTAATATCCATAGAGTCGCCTCCTTTCTCGATTTCTTTACGAGCGTTAGCGTCGATCTTTAGCGAGCTCATAATCACAGCCTGGATCTGCTCTGAGTCTCCCCAGCTCATCTCCTCTTTAATTGTTACCTTGTACTCCGATAATTGCATTTCCATAGTTGTAATTTATTGCTTAATATGTTTATATGATAACATATGAAAAATAAAGGGATAGCGATACTGTTAGCAATTTTTACCGGAGGGATCGGAGGACACCGATTTTATCTCGGAGAGAGTAAGAGAGGACTTTTAATGTTACTCTTTTTCTGGACATTTATACCAGTGATCATCGCCATCATCGATATATTTAGATTGTCATTTATGAGCGAGTCAAAGTTTCAAAGACGATACTCATAACAAAAAAACCTCCCGATCTGGGAGGCTTTTTTATTGTGTCGATTATGACGTCGGTACGTTTGGATAACTCGCTGTCTTATTGACGAGCGTGACCTGGGAGGCTTTCTGATCTCCAGCGTTATAAAACGCTCGAAACGTAATCTCTTGAGTCACTAGATCAGCGGCGTCTCCGGATCGATTCCAGTCAGTGATCTGTACTTTATTGAGTAACAGCTCAAGCTCTGGATTAGATCCTCCAGTAATGTCAGCCTCTCCAGTAATTGTGATACTGAGGTACAGCTCATCGTTACCGAGGTAGTAATCTTTATACGTCTCGTCTGTAAAGTTTAGAGTCATCGTACCCTCGATCATCATTTTCGCATTGTACACATCATCCGGAGTATATGAGCCGATAACGTGATCCCGGATAAGTCCTTGATCAAACGATACCGTCAGTCCTTTAGCTGGTACAGCACTCGCTCCAGATAGACCAGCCTCAGTCCCGGCGATCTTTACAGTAATGTCTCGAGCGATCCAGTCATACTCAGTGTCGTAACTCGGAGTATCAGAATTACTAGCGGCGAGAGAGGCGATAAAGCCGGCGGTAAATCTTACATAATCATCGATCGTCGCTGAGATTTCCATTGTCGAGATCATCGCATTAGCGAAAGTAGATTGCTGGACAGATCCGTCCTTAGCGAAAAGAGTGAGAGAGGCGTGCTGGATATTCTGACGGAGATTAAAGACGTGAGAGTAAACCTCTCCAGTCTCGACCTCAGTCGATACCGCTAGTCCATAGAGATTAGCAAAAAGATATCCGATCATATCAGCATGAGCGATACCCTCCATATCTCCCTCAATAAAAGTCTGTACGACTCGTCGTCCCATACCCTCCTCGAGCACTCCTCGAGTCGTCTCGTCGACAGTGTGAGTCGCTCGCTCGACAATGTTAGCTGTCATTTTACGACCCCACTTGTCAGCGGTACTCTCAGCCGTCCCTCTTGTCGCCTCGACAGCGACTC